AAGCCGCGGCGGTTGCAGTGGCCGATCTACGTCTTCGGCGACGACCACCAGCAGTACATCGACCGCATGCGCCGGATCGTGCGGGCCTTCACCATGACGAGTCAGCGCAAGTCCCACGGCTACCTGCGCATCCAGCGACCCGACGGCCGGTACCGCGAGATCGCCTGCTACTACGAGCAGGGCTTCGAGGGCGAAGCGGAGCAGGGCCACCTGTGGTCCAAGCACGTCATCACGCTGTACTGCCCGGATGGCTACTGGTCCGGCGACCGGCCGATAACCGCGGAGCGCTCGTTCACCGCTCCGGAGAACCCGGACGTGCCCGGCCAGCCCGCGAGCTTCTACACCCGGTTCATGTACGTCACCAGCTCGCAGATCGTCTCCGCCCCCGGCGCTGGCGAGACCGCGAACACCGAGATCAACAACCCTGGCGATGTCGACGCCTGGCCGGTCTGGACGATCACCGGCCCGGCCACCAAGGTCACCTGCGTGAACGCGACGCTCGGTCTGCGCTTCGCGGTGACCTACACGCTGACCGCCGGGCAGAGCATCACGATCACCACGAACCGTCCAACGGTGCGAGGGCCAGGTGACGCCAACCTGTCCAAGTACGTCGACTGGTTCAACGTCGCTGGGGGCGCCTACCTCTGGCCGCTGACCGACGGCGTCAACCAGATCCTCTTCCAGGTCGACGGCGCCGGGACCGGTACGAAGATCCAGATGGCCTTCACGCCGCGGCACGAGACCGCCTGATCAGACGGGAGACGCCGTGCCGACATACCGCGTAGGTGTCACCCTCGCCAAGGAAGATCTGATCGCGTGGCAGCCCCGGCTGATGGGCAACGATCTGTTCTGGATCGAGCCCAACAGCGACGGCATGCCGCCATCCTGGCAGGACCCGCGCTTCGCGTACTGCAAGGCCACCGGCGCCCAGCCGATCGTCGGCACGCGCGTAGACGGTGACTCGTCGAAGTACCCGGCGCTGATCCAGCACTTCTCGAACATGCCGAGCTGGATCACCACGCTGTACGTGACCGAGCACGCGGCACCGGAAGCGGACTACGAGGCCAACCAGACCCTCTTCATCAACAACTACCGGGACTGGTACAACAACGTCATCCAGGCGCTCCCCGCTGTGGTGCGCGCCAAGGTCAAGGCCGGTCCGGTCGTCGACTACGAGTGGACCGAAGACCCCAGCCTCGGCATGGGCAACTACGCCCGCTTCGACCCGGGCCTGGAGTACTCCGACTTCTTCGGCGCGAACTTCTTGATCGAGCCGGACAACGGCGCGGGAGCCGTGGCGACCGCGTACCCGGCGGGCGCCAGCTACTTCCAGAACTTCAAGCTCTACCGGCTCTCGGTGGCCGACACGCGCCCGCGCTTGATCCCGAAGATCGGTCTGGTCGGGATCCCGGCGGACACCACCGGGACGGCCCGGCAGACCGCCATCCAGGCCATGTACGACGAGATGGCCACGTGGTCCGCAGGCACTACGTTCTGGACGTTCATCGGCGCTGCCTGGCTCAATGACCGGGTGACCCGGCCGTTCCTGGCTGGCCTGGGCACCAGCCGGTACTACCAGCTGGACATCCGTCAGACGGCGGTCAACACGTACGCCGTCTACGCCGGGGTGCCGGTCCCGCCGCCGCTCTACACGATCAACCAGATCTGGATCGCGAACTCCTCGAACCCGAGTCAGGTTCAGCCGGCCACCCCACCCACACCGCCGAACCCGGTGGTACCGCCCACGACGATCGAGCTGCCGCCGGGCGGTATCCCGGTCGACACTCCGGCCTCAGCCGCCCTGCTGGCGGCGGACTACACGATCCTGATCACCGACGCGAACCTCCAAGTGCTCGGCGACCCGATCCACGAGTGGAAGACCTTGCAGGTCACCATTCGCTGGAAGGAGCCCGGCTCGGGGATGATCACCGTCCCGGCCCACCAGTACATCCGGCAGCAGCTGATTCCTGGCGCCCGCATCGTGATCCTCCGGCGCGTACTCGGCACCTTCCATGTCCTACTCTCCGGACCGCTGGAGAAGTTCACCCGAGAACGCGCCGACAGCGGTGACAACGGTGGCGTCGGCATGCTGACGATCTCGTTCGTGGACGACCTGTCCTGGCTCGCGGCCCGGCTTGCATTCCCGGACCCGACGAAGCCGATCGACCAGCAGACCACGGACTACTGGAACTTCTCGGGTGACCCCGAGTTGGCCATGCTGACTCTGGTCAACACGCAGGCGGGCCCAGGAGCGCTTGTGCCGCGTCGGGTACCCAAGCTGGTGGTCGCTGCCTACAGCGGCCTCACTGGGACCGGCACCGTGGCTCTGGGAGACACCAGCGACGTCGCTCCGCGCGAACGCCTGGAGAAGCTGACCGACGTCCTGCGTAACATCGCGCTCGCCGGCGCCAACCCGGTCGGCAGCTCGATCTACCATCCGGACTCGCTCGGGTTCCGGACTCGGCAGACGCAGATCGCCGGACAGGACGTCATCCTGTTCGAGCCGATCCGCTCGCGTGATCTGTCGGGCGAGATCCACTTCTCGTTCGGTCGAGGAAACCTGGAGTACTACTCCTTCGAGCAGGAGATCCCCAGCCTGACCCACGCGATGGTCGGCGGCCAGGGCGACGGCGCGGATCGCTTCATCCGCGAGATCGCCACCACCGAGCCGGACTCGCTGGCCTGGGGACGGTTCGAGGGCTACGTGCCGCAGCCAGGCAGCCAGACCCTCGCCCAGGCCACCGATGCGGCTACCTCCGAGATGGCCGACAAGCTGGAGACCTCGCGCCTGGCCACCAACGCCAGCGACACCGTCGACCAGCGCTTCGGCGTCCACTACAACATCGGCGACGTCGTCAGCATCGAGCTGGACGAGAACGAGTACGAGATCGCTCCCATCCAGACGATCAACGTTCAGGCCTGGCCCACCGCGGGCGAAGTCGTCGGCCTGACGATCGGCGACCAGTCAGCGCGCTACGACTCGGCCTGGGCCAAGCGGATGCGCAACCTCGAACGCCGCGTCGGCCGCCAGGAGCGCCGACTCGGATGACCCACCTATCGCATGAAGGAGGCGGCTGATGCCGGAGACTTCGTTCCCATACGCCAACGGCCAGGGCGTCACCGACGCCGCCTACGAGAGGCTGATGGCCCGCGTCACCGCGAACGGCCGGATCGACCTGGACGTCACCGGCAACACGCTGACGACCACGCCGATCGTCTACGCCGACTCCACCGGTCGGCGGTTCAAGGTGCGCGCCAACACTGCCTACCTGGTCCGCGGCTTCCGCTGGGAGGCGGGCGACGAGGGGCTCATCGTCTCGCTCAACGCGAACTCCTCCGGTAACCCCCGGCTGGACCTCGTGGTGCTGCGGCTGGACCGGACGAACTTCACCGTCCGGCTCCAGGTCATCCAGGGCACACCGGCCGCCGTCCCGACGCTGCCCGCGGTGACGCAGCAGACGACCACCACCGGCCGGTACGAGGTGCCGATCGCCTCGGTACGCGTCAACAACGGTGCGACCAACATCGCCAGCGGCGACGTCACCAGCTACGAGTTCTGGCTGGCCGAACCGAACGTGATCGGCCACTCCAGCACTCGTCCGGCCGTGAAGCCCGGCTCGGTCTGGACGGAGTACGACACCGGCCGCGGCTACCTCGGGCTCGCCTCGAAGTGGCACCTGTTCGCCGAGGATGCCTCGCCGTACACCTTCACCGCGAACGGCAGCTGGGATCCGGACCGGTTCTACTGCTACGCCACGCGGCGCAACGGCTGGGTGATGTTCCAGGCGATGATCTACCGGAAGAACGGGCTCAGCGACGCCCAGCCCGGAACGGACATCCCGATCTGCACGCTGCCGGATTCCTACCGGCCCGCGCTGAATCAGTACGGCGACGGCGCGATGACCGGCAACGCTCAGGTTCGCATCTTCGTGGACCGCGACGATGGCAAGGTCACGCTCTTCGACCACGAGCTGCTCAAGGCCGGCATGTTCGTCCACTTCGGCCCGATGACCTGGCCGGTCAAGTCCTGAGAGGAGGGGCCACATGGCTCGGTATCGGTTCGGTGGCGGCCCGCAGGACGTCTACATGTTCGAGGACACCGATGGCGACCTGCACGCCGGTGGTGGCTTCAACGCCTTCTTCTTCGACGGCCCGGACCCGGCCGCCAGCGCGGTGACCGACCTGCTCGACGAGGACGGCAACGCGACCACCTACATCACCACCAGCGACGGCAGCACGGCGCCGGTGGGCCCTGCGCGCGGCCAGCTCCCCATCTTCTGGGGTCCGGACGAGGTCTACGAGCTGTGGGTCTCCATCAACGGTTCCCCGCGCGTTCTGATGACGCCCAACAACACGACCGAGGTGATGGCTCCGGTCAAGCTGGCCGTCGACAACCTGCTCACCAGCGGTAACCCGAACCCGCTGAACATCGCCTTCGGCGCGCTGATCGGCATCGACTCCGAGTCGATCGACACGGCCCCGGTCGGGTCGACGATCATCAAGCAGGTCGACGGCACGTACGGCGCGGGCGGCGCCCCGATCCCGCTCTCGGACACCATCTGGGTGGCAGCCTCGGATGCACCCGGCTCCTTCAGCGCCGCGGCCTACCTGTGCGACGGCGTAGCCGACAACGTCCAGATCCAGGCAGCGCTCGACAACGCCCTCGGCATGAAGGTCGGCCTGAGCCCCGGCACCTTCAACATCGCGACTCCAGTGGTCATGTCCGGCCCTGACAACGCCACTCTCAACACGTCGCGCCACCTCTTCGGCTGCGGCAACACCTCGACCAAGCTGGTCGTCGGCTCCGGTGTGCTCGGCGCGATCAACCTGACCAAGGGCGTCAGCGCGCACATCTACGACATGCAGTTCACCGTGACCGGCGCCTCCCGCGCGATCTACTCCAGCAAGACCACTACGGTCGGCGCTGAGGTCCGCGGCTTCTACAACGGCAGCATCCGCCGGGTCAACATCATCGGCCCGAACGACGGCACGCACTCGCAGTACGCGATCAGCCTGAAGTCGGCGTTGCAGTTCACCGTCGAGGACGTGCTGATGTACGGCGTCATCGGCGGCATCGAGATCGTCAACGAGGACGGCGGCATGCAGGGCGGCTACGGCATGGTCCGCCGCTGTCACGTGCTCGCCGCGGGCACCGGCGCGACTGGCTTCCGCCTCTCCACCGATGCCGGCGTGACGCGCAACGTCACCTTCCAGAACTGCTCGGTGAAGATCGACCCGGTCTACACCAACACGCGAGGCTGGAACCTGGCGACCCCCAGTGGCCTGATGTCCGGCATCAAGGTGATCAACGGCGAGGTCAAGGGCGCCGCGATCGTGATCCGCAGCGAGGGATCGGTCTACGAGTGCGAGTTCGACGTCACGTATGCCAACATCCGCAACGGGGCTCAGGCGGCATCCACCGGCGGCTACGGCCACAAGTTCAGGTTCCACGAGTTGGAGATCGAGGCTGGCGCTACCACCACGCTGATCAGTGACACCGGCGGCCAGAGCGGCAACATCCCCAACGAGTACGACGTCCACGTCTACGCGATCTCGGGCACGACCACGAACGTCTCGCTGGGCACCGCCCTGGTGACCCGCGGCGTGGTCGAGGGCACCGGCACTGTGGCAAACGCGCTGCGGGTCGGCCCGAACAGCCCGCTGCGCAGCGTCGGTCCCTGGACGATGGCGGGCTCGCTGTCAGGCAAGGTCGGCGCCGGTGTCTTCAGCTGGTACAACGACACGCCGTATCCGGTCCGGATCCGATCGGTGCGCGCCACAGTCGGCACCGCGCCGACCGGTGCATCGATCATCGTGGACGTCAACATCAGCGGTACGACGGCGTTCACCACGCAGGCGAACCGGCCTACCATCGCCGCTGCGGCCACCACGTCCGGCAAGGTCACCAACATGGACACCGTGACCGTCCCGGTCGGCGGCCGGATCAGCGTAGACATCGACCAGGTAGGATCTACGGTGGCCGGTGCTGACCTGATCGTGCAGGTGGAGGTGTCCTAGTGGCCATCCAGCGCAACGGGCTGTCGGTCAATGGCACCTTCTCCAACACGGGCAGCGCCACCACCATCAACCCGACCCTGCTGATGACCGCGCTCAAGCCGGGCGACCGCGTAGTGGCCTTCCTGGCCAGCATCGCCACCAACCCGACGATCACCGGCGTGCCGGCCGGATGGACTCAGGTGGGCACGCTCTACAAGCCCACCACGACGCTGGCCTCCGCAGTGTTCTACCGCGACATCCTGGTCGACGACGACACGGATGCGACCCAGACCTGGACATGGAGTGCCGCAGGCCGGATGACCTCCGCCCTGGTGGGATACAGCGGATCGGACCTCACGATCGCTCCCACCGCGGCAGGACCGAACACCGGCTCCGGCACTTCGTTCAGCAGCACTGCCCAGACCGTGGCCGACGGCGACTGGCTCCTGACGCTGGTCACCGCGCGGCAGAGCCCCGGCGATGCGGGGGCCACCGAGTTCACCGCAGCCAACCCGGCCGACTTCGAGGTCTTCGACATGCGAGCCAGCGCCACCGGCACGACCCCGCAGCTGGTCACCTCGTACGCCGACACCAACGGCGCGCTGCCCGCGGGATCGACGAACCGCACGATCAACATCGACAAGACCATGGCCGAGGCCCACGTCTGGTCCATCCGGCTCCGCGCGCCCCTCTCCACCGCTGGCTGGCGCGTCGGCGCTCCCATCCGCTGAGCAACGCCAGCCCACCCCGCAGGAGGGAACATGCACGACGCCATCTTCCGGGACGGCCCCGTGGCCGACCGCAAGCTGACCGTCAGGAGCGATCTCGGCGTCCTGGTGGTCGATGCCCAGGCGTCGCTCGCGTGGCTCTACGTGAGCAACGACGGCGGCTCCTACTACGACCTGAAGATCGACGAGAACTCCGACCCGGTCACCGGCGCACGCCAGCTCGACGAGAACCTGGCCATTCAGGCCGCCGAGCAGGGCTACGACGTCATGGCCGTGCCGGGCAACGACCCCGGCCAGCCCGACCCGGGCGAAGGTGACCCGGGCGGCGGCGAAGGCGGGGGCGAAGGCGAGGTGCCCACCGATGGCCAGTAACCCCAACCCGACTCGAACCAGCGACGCCCTCTGGTGGTTCTGGACCGAGTTCAAGAAGATCGAACCGTCCGCGCAGTACGGCGGCACGTACGCGGAGAAGCCGGGGTACCACTCGTACCGGGACCGGCTGAAGAAGACGGACTACTCCGTCGAGGACGTCGCCAACGACCGCAAGGGCTCCGGCACGAAGTGCTCGGCGATCGACCTGTCCATGTCCGACGCCGCGATGCGCAAGTACTCGAAGCGCCTCGACGCAGCGATGCGCGCCCGCGACAAGCGGTTGTTCATCGACGGCAAGCCGATCCTGCGGGAGTTCATCGGCACCAAGGACAGCAAGAGCGTCTACTGCTACGTGCTGGTCGGCGGCAAGCAGCTGGGCGTGGGCGCCGACTCGGGCCCTGACTCGGGTCGCGACAAGAGCCACCTGTGGCACATCCACCTGAGCTTCATCCGACTCTTCAATGAGTCCAGGGACGCCATGGAGCGGGTGCTCTCCATCCTGAAGGGCGAGAGCGAAGACGCGTGGCTGCGGCGGCACGGCGTCGTCACCGACAAGCCGAAGCCGCAGCCGACACCCGCGAAGCCGCCGGTCAAGCCGACCGGTGGCCTGCCTTCCCACGCCCGCGGCTCCCGCGAGGTCAAGGAAGGCATGCGCGGCACGGACGTGCAGTGGGTCCAGAAGTGGATCAGCTCGAAGCACATCGGCCCTGCCGATGGCATCGCCGGCCCGCGGTTCACCGCTGGCGTGAAGTGGTATCAGAACATGCGCGGGCTGCGCGCAGACGGAATCGTCGGGCCCAAGACCTGGGCCGCGATGGGGGTGAAGTACAACGGCTGAACAGGGCGGGCTCATGCCCGCCCTCATCCCGGGCCGCCGCGTTCAGCGAAAACCGGGCATACTGAACAACGCATATGAAATGTGGTGGCCATGCAGATACGGGATGTGATTCTTGGCTGCTTCATGGTGGGCTGGATCGCCGTCACGATCATCACGGCCTGGAAGACCGGCACCGTGCCGGCCGAGCTGTGGGCAGTGCCCGGTGTGGGTATTGGTGCACTGATGGCGCTCTTCCGCAGCTCCGACGGCAACACTGATCGCCGCGGGCCCGAGGTCACCGACCGCGACCCGCAGAAGGAGCTTCCATGAACGAAGTAGTGAACGAGCTGCTCAGCACGGCACCGGCACTCGCCTGGCTCATCGGAGCCGCGATGGTGACTTACCCGCTGGCAGCGGCTGCTCTCCGGCCGCCCACGCAGAAGGTTCCTCGCCGCAGCAAGGAGGGCAACCACTGATGGAAACTCCCGAGAACCGGTCCAGCCGACCGCGCGAGAGCGTGAAGCGGCGGATGGTCTGGCTCGGTCTGTTCATCGTCTCGGTGGCAGGCCTGGTCATCATGACCATCAGCGGGATCCAGCAGCGCAACTACGTCAACTGCAATGCCCGTCAGGTCGAGATCCTGATCCAGTACCAGCGTGAGGCGAGCATCGCAGCGCGCGAGGAGCGAGAAGCCACCGACGTCGTACGCGTCGCGCAGCGCTCCGGCGACCGCCAGGCGGAGCTGAAGGCCATCGACCGGTACTTCGAGATCCGCAAGCAGACCGACGCCCGGCGCGCGCGTACGCCGCTGCCGGAACTGCCGCAGAGCGTCTGCGGTAAGGAGCCCAGCGCCTCCCTCCGGTGAGCGCTGTCCACCCCACGGAAGGAACCAAACCCATGAGCGACTTCGACGCTCCGGTCACCGAGCCGGTGGCCGACGGCAAGGGCAAGACCGAGACGAAGACCTGGGCGGCGACGCTCGCGGCCTTCGTGCTCTCCCTCGCCGGCCTGACCGTCCTGACCTCGGTCGACTCGGACATGATCAAGTCCCTGCCGGACTGGCTGGAGACCCCGGCCTACTCGCTGCTGTCCGCGGCGATCGTCTACCTGACCGCGTTCAACACCGCCCACAAGCCGGGCCAGCTCTCGCTCTCGGCGCTCAAGGCCGCGCGCGCCACGCGCCGGGTCTGACCACCAGCAACACCAAGCGGCCCCGGCCTGCTCTCGCGAGCGGGCCGGGGCCGCTTTTCTGTTCCCCCCGGAGCAGTCTTCAGGAGCCGTCCGACTGGTGCAACGTGCAGGTCACGCGCTGCCGAACCGGAACGAGCAGAACACGCCCTCGTCGCGCTTCGGGAAGAACCCGAGCCGCTCCAGCCGAATCAGTTCATCGTCGGTGAACTGGTCCGGGTCGGCCATCACGGTCAGGTGGTCGTGCTCGCAGTGCAACGGGCTGGTGAAGTTGGAGGGGTACTTGGCCAAGATCTCCAGCGCCTCCAGCAGGTCCTTCCAAGCGGGTGGCATACGCGCTCCTCTCGTGTCTGTCCCTGACGGGGCCCAGAGACGGCGAAACCCTCCGCCGAAGCGGAGGGCCACCGTTTGCTGACCAAGCTGGAGGATGGAGGACTCCGCCCAGTAGCAACCCCACGAAGACCGTACTACACCACAGCCCCCTCCGCAACCCGCTCGCGCTCAGCGCGCAGCTTCTCGACGATCTCCACCAGCCACGCCTTGTACTCATCCTCGGTCATCAGAAGCCCACAGGACTCGTTGGAGCACTCCCGGTAGTGGTCGGGGTCTTCCGGATCCAGGACGAGCGTGGAGACCGTGTCACAGCGACGGCACGGGACGCCCCACATCACGAGGGGCTTCGGCGTTGCCTCGCCCAGCGCAGCGCGCAGCTGCGTCTTCAGCGTGCTCAGGTCCTCGGCGAACAGGCCGATGTCCGGATCCCGGTCGGCGAAGCTGTCGAGCCGATACGCCAGCCACTTCAGCAGGGTCGGCGCGGTCAAGGCATAGAACTGCGACTGGGGCTCGTACAGCTCCTGCCACCGCTCGATCCACTGGGCCAGCACGGTGGCGACGCTCAGCGCGCCGACCTGGTCCGGCCCGGACTTCAGGGGACCCCAGGTCGCCGGCGCCATCAGGTCGACGACGGTGACGTTGATGGGCAGCTGGCGCTCCTTGCTGCCCGACACCGACGGCTTCTTGCTGCGGCCCGGTGTGTTCGCCATCGGCAGCAGCGCCGCGATGGGATCCCGCGGGGTGCCGTCCTCCGTCATCCGGGTGCCGACCAGTTCCTGCTCCTGCTCGGCCAGACGGCGGTACATCGAAAGGACTGCCTGACGATCGCGCTCCAGACGACGTCGGCCGGATTCACATGTCTGCGAACGATCAGGGGCGTGCTGCTCAGCGCCCTGGCGGTATACCAGGCAGAGCACGCAGTATGGCTCACTCATGGCGTCTCTCCTGACCTCGCGCACTCTCATGTACGATGCTCGAAGATCGCCAGTCCGGGAAGCCTGGTGGTCCGGTTCTGATGAGGGCACGACCGGTAGGGGGTTCCGGTCGTGCCCTCTTCGTATTCACACGCCGATGACCGTGACCATCCGGCGGATCAGCTCGTCTCGGCTCATACACCTGTCGTGGATGTGCTGCTGGATGCGCCACTCCCGCATCAGCTCGTAGCGCGCCAGCGAGTCGCCGATGATGACCATGCCCTCGGGGACGCTGTCGTCCTCGACCAGACGGATCAGCGGCTGCCCGCCGCTCACCACCGACCGCGCCGCTTACGCCGGTAGGCCGTGCGCATTGCGGCCATGCGATCCAGGTCTGCGATCGTCGGCATCGCCAGAGCCTGCGTGAGCCCCAGGCTCAGCTTCACGTTGCCGACCATGGCCCGGAGCGCCTCGCGCGCCTTGCCAAACTCCAGGTTCAGCTCCTTCGTGGTCATCCGCATCGGCCGAATCAGCTCGGTCGCGTTAGGTCCCAGCCAGGTGGTCTCCTGTGCCGGGACGGTTGCCACTCCGTCAGAGGACATCCAACCCATCTCCTTCCACTCGCTTCCCAGCTCCAGTGTGGTTGGGGCCCCGGTGCCGATAGGCGCCACATAGAACGAGCCCCTCTTCTTCATCTCATAGCGCTCGGGCACACCGTTGGCGTCGAGCACCTCGAAGTCTCCGCGGCAGCCACAGGGGCAGCCGTCCATCCGGCGCCGATCGATCAGCTTCTTCGCCTTCGCACGGATCAGGTTGCCTGGCATGCATTCGCTCGGGGTGAAGGCGTGGTGCGCATTGAGATCGCCGACGTGCTCGTCGTGGCCGGTGAGCACGCAACCGACGTCCCAGTACATGGCCCAGCCGCCACCCCGGAGTCGGCTCGCTGTGCGGATCGCGTCGAGGAAGACCTCGTCCGGGATGTCCTTGCACTGCATGAGCAGCTCCTTGGGTGGGCGGCGGCTGGAGCCAGCCTACCTGTTGATCACGACTTACCTGGGCACACCATGGCGTGAAGCTCCAGGTCACGGCCATCCACGGACGCGCCGCCAATCAGCCGGGTCCCGGTGTCCTGCACGCTCGCGGTCACCGACATGTCGATAGGTTGCTCGCAGCGCGGACACCGGACCGGCACGGTGAGGCCGTCGATCGAGGTGTGCCCGACGACCGTCTGACCCTCCTCGACCTCGTCCGCCATCCGGTCCAGAGCGACCAGCTCCTCCAGGTCGATGGAGTTGACGTCCATGCCGACGCCCAGCAGGATCACGCCGCGAGCCTCCACGCCGAACTGCTCCAGCAGCTCCGGCAGGCGCTCCATCATCTCCGTGTCGTCGTCCTGCACGCCGGTCACGACGAGCACGTCAGCCGGGGAGACGCGCACCACATCCTCGACACTGCCGAGCAGGCGCTCCAGCAGTGCGCGTCCCTTCCTGCGGTTGGTCACCGGCGCCCCTGCCGACGGCGACGGTAGGCCCGCGCGATGCCGAGCACCACGACGAGCGCGACGGCGAGCAGCACGAGCAGAGCGGGACCGCTGATCCCGGTGGCGTCCTCGATGCCGGAGGCCGAGTACGCCAGGAGGTTCTTCTGAGTCATCTGTTCTCCTTCCCCGCGGCAGATGCCGCTGGTGGTGGTCTACCGGTTGGTGTTACCCCGGCCGGACGTGGACGTGGTGCCCTTGCCCTTCAGGATGTCGAGGAACGACGGCTCGCCCTTGGCCTGGGCGTTCGCCTCGGCCTCCTTGACGGCGTCACCGACGGCCTTGAACACCGTCGCCCAGCTCGTGGCCTTACGCGTGGTGTTGATGGAGTCCGCGGTGCTGTGCAGGAGCGCCGGGGCGGTCGAGGCCGGCACGGTCGCCTCCATGACGTTCTGCTCCTCCTCCACGTCGGGCATGCCGTCCTGCTCGATCAGGCGCCGACGGACGATCTTGATCTCGTAGTAGTCGGTGATCTTGTCGGTCATGATGTTCCCCTTCTCTCACCGGTCGATCCGGCGAAGCTTGTGATCCCTCAGCTCATCGAGATGTCGACGAACCGGGACAGGTGGAGCTGGGCCGCCACCGTCACGGTGTCGGTCGGCCCGTTGCGGTGCTTGGCCACGATGAAGTCCGCTTCGCCAGCGCGCGCGGACTCCTTGTCGTAGTAGTCGTCACGGTGCAGCAGGATGACGACGTCTGCATCCTGTTCGATGCTGCCGGATTCACGCAGGTCGGAGAGCTGGGGGCGCTTGTCCTGGCGCTGCTCAGGACCGCGGTTCAGCTGCGACATCGCGATGACCGGGCACTCGATCTCCTTCGCCAGCAGCTTCAGGCCGCGCGACAGCTCTGATACCTCCTGCTGCCGGGACTCCGAGCGCTTCGGCGACGTCATCAGCTGGAGGTAGTCGACCACCAGCAGCTTCAGGTTGTGGCGCTGCTTGAGCCGCCGAGCCTTCGCGCGGATCTCCATCAGGTTCAGCGAGGGGCTGTCGTCGATGAAGATCGGCGCGTCGCCCACCTCGCCCAGCCGCTTGCCCAGCTTCACCCACTCGTCGTCACCGAGATTGCCAGAGCGCAGCATGTGCAGCGGGACCCGGGCCTCCGCGGCGAGCAGGCGCATGACGATCTCGATCCGCGACATCTCCAGCGAGAACACTGCGCTCGCCTGGCCGGCACGGATCGCGGCATTGCGGACGAAGTCGATGCCCACCGTCGACTTGCCCAGCCCAGGACGTCCGGCCACGATGATCAGTTGACCTGGGTGGAGTCCGCCCAGCAGCCGGTCGAGGTCACGGAAGCCGGTCGGCGTGCCGAGCAGGTCAGACCCGGCCTTGCCCGCGGACTCGATGTCGTCGAGCGTCGACTGGAGTGTCTCGGCCAGCGTGACGAAGTCATTGGCGTTGCGCGCGGTCGTGATGTCGTAGACCGCCTGCTGCGCCAGGTCTACGGTGTCGGAGGCGCTACGGCCAGAGCCGTCCTGTCCGTACCCGAGCTGGGCGATCCGAATCCCCGCCTCGACGAGTCGCCGCATGACGGCCTTCTCGCTGACGATCCGGCCGTAGTAGGTGGCGTTCGCCGCGGTGGGTACGAACTCCACCAGCTCGTGGATGTACGGCACGCCACCGACCCGCGCCAGCTCACCGGCGTCCGCCAGGTAGGCGCTGATGGTGACGGCGTCCGCGGGGGCACCCTCGGCGAACAGCTTGGTGATCGCGTCGAAGATCTGCGCGTGGCGCGGCAGGTAGAAGTCCTCCATGGTCAGGATCTCGACCACGTCGGAGATCACGTCCCGGGAGAGCAGCATGCCACCTAGCACAGCCTTCTCAGCCTGCGCGTCATGAGGAGGGCGACGGTCCGCGCCGCGCTGTACGTCCTCAGCCAGGTCAAGCACGAGCCGTCCCCTCCTCATCCTCGTCGGCGGCCCACGAAGGGCCAGGTGTGATGGCGCGCAGCTCGTCGATCGCTCGCTGCGCGGCCGGGGAGCCGGACTTCTTGGCCAGACCCTCCAGCAGCTGAGCGAGCGCCTCGCGGGCAGTGCCGGACCCACGCTCGGCGGTGATCGCCCTGGTGGCGTCCCACTCGAACCGCGAGGGCAGCTGCCGAGCCTCGTGAGGCTGCTCGCGGCGCCGCTCCTCGCGGATCGCCCGGACCCCGCGGCGGATGTCCGCCGGCATGATCCATTCGGTCTTGTCGCGGTAGTGGCGCCGGACCGCCTCCAGGCAGTCGATCAGATCCAGGTCCCCGAGCACGGTGAACCAGGCCTCGGCCAGCTGCTCACCCTGATCTCCCACGACCTTCCGGTTGTCGAACACGGCGCAGGCAGCCAGCACACGGGCGGCGTCTGCGGGAGACCTCATGCCGCCCCCAGCTCAAGCTGCTCCGAGCCGCCCGAGCCGTACTTCTGCTCCAGGCGCTCGGCCACGCTCATGGCCTCGTCCGCCCGGCTCGGCCCGTTGCCGACGCGCGCCAGTCCGTCGCCGCGGGCGTCGGGGTCACGCCGCATCCGGCCCATGAGGTCGGTGTTGTCGGGCTTCATGTGGTGCCGCAGCTTGAACGGCGACTTGATGTTGATGGACCAGAACGGGTGACGCTGCGTCCACTCGATGACCTGCTTCAGCTCCTCGACCGAGAAGCCGTCGATGTCGATCATCTTGCGCATGTCCTCGTACCAGGCCTTGCCGATGGCCGGGACGCGCCCCTTCGAGTCGTTGCGGCCGATCAGGGTGGCCATGCCCTTGCAGAGCATCTCGATCTCAGGCCGGATCGGCGACGGGTCTCCGACCTTCTCGGCCTTCTTGGCGACCTTCTCGCGCTCCGCGGCCTGCTTCTTGCGGTGGCCCGCCCAGCGCGCCTCGGCACCGGCGGCACCGGCGAGGGACTTCTTCTGCCTCAGCTCGGCGACCGCGGCGGAGCTGCGCTGGTGCTTCAGGTAGTCGTGGATGTAGATCTGGCCGCGGCGAGGAGTGTCGCAGCGCGAGCAGTCGCTGTGCTCGTCGTGCCAGACGCCTTCCTCGATCATCTCCTTGATGACGGTGTCGTCGACACCCATGTGCTTGATCGAATTGATGGGCACGTGGCCGTCGGTCATGCCGTTCGCCGACGTGCAGATGGCGATCACCTGCGCGGCGATGGCCATCAGGGGGTTGCTCATCGAGCTGATCTTCAAGTTGAACGGGAGATCCTGGGAGATCCGGACAAAGAGCCGGGAGTCCTCCGGGGTCTCCTGCGCGAGTCGAGGCTTTGCCACTTGCTCGCTCCTCCTCCGTTGCAGGGTTTATGCTGGTCAAAGCATTTTCTGGGGTTGCTGCCTCACGGCTGTTGTTGGCACATGCGTCACAACAACGTGGGTACAAACCTAGAGCCTCGGAGCGTCGAAAGCAAGTGCCATCGGACATCTTCCTCGGACCCTGGCGAGATCCCCGGATCATGCATCGTTGGTACATCCGTTGCCACAGCATAGTGGCTGGTCTAGCATGACCAGCATGATGAGGACCGGAGATCAGCGAGGCTTCCGCGTGGGTGCCCTGTGGCACGACTACGCGAAGGTCGTTGGCGACGCCGGCCGCTCTGCCGACCTTCGACGGTACCTGGAGTGGCGCACCGATAACCCCACCATGCAGCTTCCCGGGGCACTATCCGATCCCCGTGCGGACGGTGCCCCGGTCCGTAAGTTCCGAGTCCATGACGACATCTGGAAGCCGTACGCCCACCTGTTCGTGGACGACGAGCGCCGGATCTCCGCGGACCTGCGGACCTACATCGCGTGGCGCCTGAAGTACCCCGCGCTTCCACTACCGGGCCAGACCCGGGTGCCGTACAAGCTGACCCGCCGCAAGGCCGAATGACGAGGGCCGCTCCAGACCGGAGCGGCCCTCTCTGTGTCACAGGGTCACGTTCAGGGTGATCCCCCGCCGCTTGCCGTCGTCGTGCTCCAGGAGCCCCTTGGCGGCCAGCAGGCGCAGCTGGTACCGAACAGGACCAGGGCCCGACAAACGGGCCGCAGCGGCGATCTCGCGGTAGGAAGGGATGCGTCCGTGCTCGCGCCGGTACTGCGCCAGGAACGTCAGGATGGTTCGCTGGCGAGGCGTCACCCGTACACGCTCGATCGGCGCCCTGTCCCGCGCCGCGCTCGTGCTCTCCCACCGAGCCTCGCCATCCTCGACGACGGCCATCGTGATGAAGCCGGATGGGAACGTCATCCGAGCTGCTCCACCGCGCCGCAACGCTTCAGGGTCTGGATGACGTCGTTCAGGGTGGGATCCGCTGGCGGTCGGTAGTTAGGCGTGGGTAGCGCCCACGGATAGGTGGGCGCCAACGCCATGAAGAAGTCCGGCACCTCGACGAAGGCCCGTAGGTCGTTCAGCTCGTTGGTCTTCAGCTGCCACGATCCGTTCTTGAAGTACAGCTCCACCGTCCAGCGCGCCAGCCGGTGCTCCATGACGGAAGCGAGCTGGACGTAGTCCTCGCAGCCAAGTCGCTCAGCGATCAAGCCGCCCGGGTCCAGCCGGTAGACCAGCACCGACTCCTCGGGTAGGTGCCGCCGAGGAGTGTCAGCCAGCATGTTCGCCCGGATCATCCGGTCGATGTCCATCGTTCTCCTCTCGGATGCGCAACGGCGCGGCCCCGCGCGAGCAGGACCGCGCCGTGGCGGCGGGAAGGGTTACTTGGTGTTGACGTTCACGCCGGCGCCCGAGCCGACGATGACGGTGCAGTTCGGGTTCGACGAGCAGGCCTGCGCCTGCTTCGTCTGCTCCTGAGCGATGGCCAGCTCGTTCTGGAGCCGCTGGATCTCGATCCCCTGGGTCCCGGCCTGCCTCAGCTTGTTGGCCGCGTCCACCTGCGACTGGACCTTGATCTGCTGCGCCCGCGCCTGCTGCTCGGCGGCGAACACGTCGGCCCGTGCCTGGGCGATCTTCGCGTCGTTGTAGTTGCCGTCGGTCACGACCACGTCGATCGGCGGGCAGGAGTTCTTGTCGTCCCGGTTGTAGCCGGGGCCGCAGAACCAGGCGCCGGGCTTGCCGTACTCCTTGTTCAGCTCGTTCGAGATCGCCGCCGCCAGCTTGGTGTAGGCGCCGTTCAGATTGTTGTCGACCTCGTCTGCGGTGAATGCCGGGGTGCTGTTGCGGACCGCGGCCTCCATCTTCGGGATGACCGTGACGTAGAGCATGTCCCGCCAGCCCGGGTCCTTCTGCTGCTCCTCGGGCGACTTCTCCGGGTCGAGGTCGGCGCCCTTGCGGCGGCCGACGGTCTCCCACCACTTC